AAGCTACTGCTGTTGCTGTATTAGCTGAGCTAATTACCATAGTATTTGCTACAGCAATATAAGCAGAACCGTTTTCAATTACGTCTTCGTAGTAATTTGATGTTCCTTGAGGAAGCGTAGCACCATCAACAGTAGATAAGTTTTCGAATACTTCAAGAACAGCGTTTTCAGTACCAGTAATTTCACCACCAGCATCAATTACAGCGATGTGAAGATTGCTTGCTCCAGGAGCTCCTGTGAACAAATTGTTGTGCTGCCACTTCTTAGTCATTTTTAGATTGTTTAAAGAAGTTTCTGCTAGAGTATATTTCTTATTAAATCCGATTTTGTATTCATAGAATTGTACATAATCGTCATCAGTTGCATCAGGATCTGTATTAGCACCTAAGTTTGTGTTTGCTGATTCTGAGAATGATGTAACTTCTAGTTCTTGGTATCCAACGCTGTCGTTACCAATTACAAGAATATCGCCAGCTGCAAGAGTGTTTGTGAATTGAGCAGTATTAGCAACTTGGAAAGTTACTTCATCGCTATTGAATTCGATTTCTTGAGATGTTGGGTTTGTATTTGCATCACCGTCTACTAACTCAAAAATTGAGTCTGCAGGAATATCACCAACAGCAGCAATTTCGGTAGAAAATCCGCCGCTCATAACCCATGCTACTTCAATTGAGTCACCTAAAGCACCTTTATATTTTGCTTCAAAAGCTCCATATACAGTTTGATCAGTATCAATGTTGTTATTTGCATCTAAAACAACATTTGTAGAATCTGCCTTTGTGCCGACGTCAGCACGAACTACATATAAAGCATTTGAATATGCTAAATAATCTGCAGCCGTGAAAAATGTTTCGTAGTTGTCATCAGTTGGCTTACCAAAACGATCAACCAACTCGTTTTCTGATGTAATTAAGATTGGTTCGTTTACAGGACCCCATCTGAACACACCAGCCATTGCAGCTGGAGGTGTCGCAACAGCAGGAACCGCCTGCGATGCGTCCACTTCGCGAACAATGACGGAAGGACTTACGGAAAAAGCCATGTTTTTCTCCTTTTTAAATTAGAAACGCGTTTTTAATATATCACTGTTTCTATTTATAAATTTTTTGTTTTGCTTTTTAGTGAGCTTTTTCATAGTACAAGACCGTCATCATCCCAAACATCGTCACCGCCGTCATTAACGAAGCCAAAAGGCAACATTTCTTCTTCAATTTGCTCGTCTGTTTTTTCTCTTAATTTTATTAATGTATTTATGTCAGTCATATCTTTGAAGTATGCTTGCTCGGTCATCCATGCAAACAACACAAGGTTCATAACTAAATCATCATGAAATCCGGGTTCTGCCTCAAAAGAGTTACCCTTTTTAGAAAATCTGCTTAATTCTTGTATTGTTTCAAAATCTCTTATGAATAATTGACCTTGTTCAACCAGCATTTTAAGCATAGAACAACCAGTTCCTTTTACAGTCTTAGTTGTTCTGATTCCGTTATCTACGTTTTTTCCGAATCCACCGCTTAATACTTTACCACTTCTTCCAGAATTTTGTGTATAAAGTAAATCTTCATAACCGTAATCCATTGCTAGAACATCTGTTACTTGTCCGCCAATGTCATTGATTTCAACCAATATACCGGCTCTATTGTATAAGAGACCCATGCGATTCAGAACGGAAGCAAAATCGATCGGTCCAATAAAGTTATCTCTAAATACTGCCACCTGCCTATATGGCATATTACTAATATCAAAAATATTAAATGTTGAATAATCTAAACCTTTACCTCTTGCAACATCGGCAGTAATCACGTATTGTTTACCTTGTTCAGGTTTTTCATATTGTACAAATCCTTCGCCTTGTGCGATAGGAGTTTCTGGATATAGTGCTTTAAGTGCTGCGCCACTAATCAAAGTACCGGAGCTACCAAGGAACTGACACTCGTATTCTTGCGCGAACTTTTCAGCATCATGATCTAAAGATTCAATGGTCTCTTTTTTCCATTTTTCATCTCGGCCAGGAACATCATACCACATTACTTCTACATATTCGTAACCGTTTGTGCCTTCTTTTGCACCCTTACATGTTTTCCAAAAATGGTTCAATCCGTTAGGCGTAGAGGTCATCAGAAGCTTCGTGGATTCACCTGAAGAAATTGTTGGGTATACTGAAGCAAAAAATTCGTCGTATCCCTCGATGAATGCTACCTCATCTAGATAAAGAAAGTTAACAGACTTACCACGAATTGCGCTAGAAGATGTGGTACCAGCCAATACTTGGCACCCATTTTCTAAAGCAATATTACCCTTATTCCACTCTTCTACACCCTGCTGGAGCCACTTTGGTAATGCTTCAAAGGCTAACTTAACCCTTGCCATAACCTCTCTGGAAGCATCTCCTTTATTCGCAAGGATAGCTACAGTCTTATATTCGTTAAATAAAATGTAGTGAAGAATTACGGCAACGGCTGTAGTTGTTTTACCAGACTGACGGGCTGTAAGAACAGATACTCTTCGATTATTAAAGATTTTTTCACAAATTTCTTTTTGGTAATCGTACATTTCAAAGGGAACTAACCCTCTATCTACGTGTACAATTTTAATGTATTGTGAAGCAAAGTAAATTGGATCTTGTGCGCACTTCATGTATTCCTGCAATAGTTCAGGAGTCCACTCGATTTGTTCTGCAATTTTTTTAAGATTAGGATTACCTAAGTAGCCGTCACCCATCTTCGTTATCGCCTTTAATCATTTTCAATAAATCAGCAGTTGATACAATTAAGTTATTATTCGTTACGTTTGTTTGGGCGTTTTCTTTAGGCCCATTAATTTCTTCTTTTACAAATCTTTTCTTCGAAGACATATCAGCAAAGTCTTTGTTTGCGTCAAGTACAGTTTTCATTAAAGTAGAAACAACTTCAAATGCGCGTGGATGCTCAGACTGTTTAGCAATTTCAAGCATTTCTCTCATTGCTTCTTCGCCAGTTTCCATAACACCTTGGATGTTTTGTCTAGCAGTTTCTAAGTCTCTAAGATTTTCTTCTTGTGTTTCAAAATTATCAATTAATGCCGGTGGGCTCGATTCTTCTACTTCAACAATAGGATTGTCAAGCTTATCATTTTCTTCTGGAATGTCTTGTTCAATTTCTGACAAAGGTCTAATACCTAAGGCCGAAGAAATTTTATCATCACTGCTCATTATACATCCTCAAATATTGTAATAATACCCCAGTTGTCATCAAATTCAATTTCGTCGTATGGTACAGAAGCAGAATCTGGATCTGAAACTGTTACCGTTGGAACTGATGAGTATCCAGCGCCAGGATTCGTAATTGTAATAGCTGAAACGTCGCCATGCGAATCAATTGTTGCTGTAGCTTCTGCTGTAATTGCGGCAGCCGCATCAATTGTCACGTTTGCTGTTTCGTAGAATTTGCCAGAATTATTAATATTTATAGAAGTAACAACGCCGTCGGTTAGGACTGCTGTAGCGGTGGCTCTGAAGCTTGCTGCAACATCATTAGGATCTGTGAATGTAACTACCGGTGTTGTGTTTCCATAATTGGCACCGCCATCTATAATGTTTACAGCAGTGACTTCACCATCAGTAACTGTAACGTTTGCAGATGCCGGTTGCTTTTCAAAATTAAGTGTTAGATAAGATCCTGTGCCTGCTGTCGTTGGTACAGTATAAGTTCCAACCGGTGTAGGACCTGCAATTGGGTTATCAATAATTAAGTTATCTATTGCGCCTTTAAAGCTCGGAGTAGAACCACGCTGCCCTACAATCATATCAACACCACCGCCGAGGATAAATCCTTGAGCTGCGTTTCCTCCAGCATCTACTACCCCGTTTATTAACCAACGAGCGTTGCCAGTATAATGTTCTAATCTTACATGGTTCCATGCATTTAAATTTAAAAGCTCTGGTGTTGATCTTATAGGAACTCCGTTATATGCTGGACGATATACGATTTCTCTATCAGGCTCAATCTCAATTCGCATTGTCGTTCCATCAAAATGCAAGACATTGTGAACGCCTGATACTGGAGCTTCTGTAGGATAAATCCAAAATTCAATCGCAAAACCCGAACCAGAAGAAATAAAGTTTGCAGTTGTAGTGTGTACGATTTCTTCATCATCGTCAGCATCATGCCATAGCGCATCTGTACCAAATTTAATTTGTTCTGAACGATCTGGTGGTTCACTAATTGAAACATTGGCAGAAGCATATAGTCTACCAGAATTTGTAATTGTAACACCTGTAATATCACCATTAGGACCAATGACTGCTTCACCAGTTGCAGTATTCGCCGGTAAGTCAGGATCTGAAAAGAGAACATTTGGTGTAGAACTATAATATCCTCCACCTTCGACAACGGTGACAGAAGAAATTTCTGTGTTTGAAATACTTAAATTAGCAGAAGCATTAGTCGTCGTTGGCGCGCTAATTGTAACTACAGGATTTGAAGCATATCCTTGGCCATCATTATCAATTGTAATTGCGTCAACTCTGCCATTTGCAATAGTCGCAGTCGCGGTAGCTTCTTCACCTCTAAGAGTGATAGGATTACCGTTTGTGTCTAAACCAGGCTTAACAATTACTCTTTCTTCAATTGCAGTATTAGCAGCCGTATCGGTGTGTATATTTGCTTCAATGAATTTAATTATTTTCTTTTTCTTTTCTGGACCAAAATACCAACCTTTTACAGTAAAAGTTAAAGTATAAAGAATAGATTGGCGTGTTTCAAAATCACCTTCATAAAGATCTTCTGTTGTAATACTGTTTAATATTACAGGAATATCTACTGGATCTAAGTCTGGAACCATTTTTGCTGATACCGTCCAGTCTGGGGTAAAAAACGGTAAAATTTGTTCCATTAATTGTGTTGCATCTTCTTGGTATTTTGTCATAATATACAAAGAAAAATCTAAGTTATATGGTACAGAAGCATACAAAAAATTACGAGAATTTTCAGATTCTGCTTTATTTTCTTTACGCATTTTCAAAGTTGATCCAATTTTACGAGCCGGATCATAAGTAATAGAAGTAATTTCAAACGACATGCGAGGCAAACGCACAGCAGTTCTACGGCTGTTAAGTAAGTCAGCATCTTGATTTAAACGAGCTAAAACCTTTTGAAAAGGTGCATACGATAAAGGCACAATCATAGATTGGCTTGTTGTACCTGCATTATCTTTTCTCGTAATCTTTAATTGATTAAAGATTGTTCCAAAAAGCGCAACGTATTTTCTCGTTGTTTCATTATAGAAATAATTTGCAATTGCCATTCTTAAGTATCCTGAGTACTAATGCTTTCACTAAACGGATCTATTTCAGAGAAGTCAATAATATCATCAGCGACTTCTTCAAACGCAAGGTTTTGTGCTAATGGATCGGTTTCTTCAAGATCTTCGAGTGTACTAATCGTATCTGTTGTAGTTTTAACGTCATCAAAATAATGGTCAATTTCATAAATGCCGGTGTCAAAGCGCTCGTTTGAAAATTCCATTAGTTCGCATTTAATATCATAAACCTGCAGCGCACCTGTTTGATAGAATACGCTTTCGTGTTCAACATATGTAATACGATACATCTTTTTATTTAAAGGAAGCCAAATAATATCGTTTTCTCTTGGACGAACTTTATCGCCATTATTGCGCGTAACATATCTTTCAAACGAACGTATTGCAACGCTAAACGTAACTTGATCTCGTATCTCTAAACCAAATTTAGATAGGAAGTCACCTTCTCCTTCAAAACCATCAACATTTTTAACGTATACTTCAAATTCATATTTTTGATCGTATAGAGGCATATCATCTTCATTTAAAATGTCGTCTCTATTATTAAACTCTCCAGAAATATAAGTTACGTCTATGCCATAAATTTTAATTGACTCAATTACTAAATCGTCAATTAAATTTTGTTCGTTAAAATTGTCATAGTTTCTGAAGTATACGCTGGTAGCCATATCTTATCCAATAAAATTATATGTGAGTGGTTGCAAGTTTTGTATAGCGTCTTCTTCTAGATTTCTTCTATCTTCTCTCGCTTCTGCCAAAATTTGCTCACCATTAAATTGAACACCTCCAACAAGCTGCATGCCTGTAAATTTAGTTAAGTTCAATCCCCACTGTTCTCTTATTAAAGCTGAAGCATAATTTTGTAACCAACGATCTTCCCACACATCTGAGTACATATCTGGATCAATTACATCATATGCTTCGATAATGACATAGTTACCAACTCTCCAAGATGAAATGTCAGTGTCGATATGAAGTCTATTTACGTGCTTATTATAACGAATCATTGGTTTACCTACAAGAATTTCTTGCATAAACTCGATGTGTTGCATCGTCATATAATAATGCGTAAGATTATAGTCTGTAAGATCAGTAAGATTGTTTAGTACAAATTGATATTGAACATTAAACATACCTGTACCAGTAGAAATCGAAGTATCAAAATCAAATACTTTTGAGATACCAAGCAATTTCTGCGGTAAAGTAATATATCCATTATCTTTATCTGCTTGAGTGATTTCGTGTTTCAAGTAAACTAATTGGCTACCATTATAGTGATAATCGCGCCAAAACGAAACAGCTTCATCTACACGGTCTTCAACTTGTTCTTCAGCTACGTTGATCTCAATAACCGGAGCACCGATTTTTCGAAGTACGTAGTCAATGAATTCTTCTCTTGATTGTGGTTGTGCCATTATGCTATCTCATCTTTTACGATTACACGAATGTAACCTGTGTTTGGAAATGTTTCAACCTGGCCATTTGTATATTCAATTTCAAATTCAGCATTATGTATGCCAGTGTTTGATGTATCACCGCTTTGCCATTCGTAAGAAACAATTCCTTTTGAAGCGTTTACTACAGAACCTGGACCATCTTCAACCAAGATAACTCCTTGTTCGCTTTTCATATGGAATCTCACTGCAGAAGCATCTGACATAGATCTAACTCTTCCATTAGAATCTAAGAGAACAGCCTCGATTGACGGTGCAGTGTCATTTTGTTTTATATAGAAGCTTGCCGCCATGATTTTCTCCGGATTTTACTTTTATTTATTAGTTTTGAATAATATCTGCTATGCGTTCGCCATTATCAACAATTCTT